GTTGAGGGTATTTGCAATGGTTGATATAATAACTCAATCATTGTTTTATCCTTTACATAACTGGTTGTTTTCTCTCTTTAAGAAACTTCCTAATGATTGTACTCATGATCAAAATTCAGGTTTCAATTATGCTAAAGATTTATCTCTTAAGTATAATTGTTCCTATGGTTTTGATTTAAGTGCAGCTACCGATAGGTTACCTATCTCTTCCCAGAAAGCTATTTTAAATAGCTTATTTGGTATCGGAGACATGTGAGGTAGTATTTTAGTTAATAGAGATTATATAATTTCTAAAAATAACTATAATATACCCGAACAGTCATTACGATATGAAGTAGGTCAACCTATGGGAGCTCTCTCTTCATGAGCTATGCTAAACTTGACTCACCATATGATGATTCAGTTTATTGCTCAATCTTTAGGGAAAGTCCCTATAGGAATTTGATATGATCAGTATATCATCCTTGGTGATGATTTAGTATTATTTGACAAAGATATAGCTAACCGCTACCAATCGTTCTGTGAACAAATTGGAGTCGGTATAAACTTATCTAAGTCTATAATATCGGAAACAAAACCTGTTTTAGAATTTGCTAAACGTACTTCTCTTTTTGGGGAAGATGTATCTGCTTTATCTTTCAAAGAATTATTATCATCTGATAATTTTTTTGGAAGATTAGCCGTTACTACTCGTTTAATAAATAATAAATGAGGAAAAGATTTGTGAAAACTACTAATTATAGGGAACAGACGGTCTACTGATAAAACAGTAGATCGGATATATCCTCTAGTAGGATTTGCAACTCAATTGTTTCAAACTAATACCATCAAAATGGAAGATGTACTGTCGATCATTACTGATCGGGACAAACCTTTAAGTTTCTTCGGTCGAAATATCAACTGAATGAAACCGGGTTTAATCTCGAAAGTAGTAAAAAATTACCTTAAAACTGGAAAATGAGATTTAACTCCCATTCCCAAAAAAGATAGATTTTTCGCATCAACTAATATATTGACATTTAAACTTATCTTGATTAATAGAATTCAAAATTCTATAAAGCAGGTGTTTAAATTAAATCAAATAGCTAATCGAATATCTATCTTAGATAAGATTATTACATCAGATGATCTGGAATCTTTTTACCAATCTATGACTAATAAAGGTCATTCTTTAGAATTAGAGAAACCTATTACAGAACGATCATATTGATTAAGTCCTGAATTTTTAAAATTTAAAAATCAGTTCCTTTCAATACACGTTTTTTCTAATATTTTCTTCAATAATAAGAATGGCACTTATCCTGATCTTAATATGTTAAGATTAGGATTAGACATCGATGATACATATGATACTCATAGAAGATTATGATCTGCTAAGTATAATTTAATATACTTATCAGAATTTGAACAAGATAGAACTAAATTCCTTAAATCTAAAAAGTTTTTAGATTTAGAATTAGATCTTTTCTTGAAACATCATAATGAACTTCTGACGGAGCTAACGAACTTGGAATTCCATTGTATAAAACCTGATATAAATAAAGAGAGATTAGATAATCCTCTTAAAATATTGGATTTTATCAAGGAGATTCACAACCCAATATTCTCAAATAATTTTGAGTTTGTAAAGTTTGAGAATCAATTCTTCGATTCGGAGGCTTTCAACGAAATCACGAGAGGTTTTAAACCTATCTTTGACTTTGCAAAAAAACCTGGAATCAAGATTACTATTAAATAGTACCTTGTCTATGGAG